AGCTGACCGCTGCCCAGCGTGATCGTGCTGCCAGTCTTGGTCGCAACCGCCTGCCAGTACCAAGTGCCAGCATCGAACCCAGCGCTGGTGGCCGCGGCAATGCTGAACTCCCAGCCGGTGCCATATGCAGTGCCGACCACCGTCGCGCCTTCGCTAGCAGCGTTGAACCGCAGGTAGTAGGTCAGCGTGTAGGCAGCACTGCTCACAGCATTGCCCAGGTTGTCCACGCCCTCAACGTCCCGCCACTGGATCGTGTCGCCTGCCCTGATCTCGCTCGGGATGTTCACGGCCTACCAGTTGCTGACGAAGCCACTAGCAGTCCCAGAGGCGGACTGCTTCCTTGATCTTAGCGGTGTTTGCTCACCAGTTAAACGCCGCTCAAGCTGATCCCAAATCGTGCGCCTGTCGTATCGCTGGTAAAGCAGGTTCAATCCTGCATAGGAGTAGACCAACGTGTCGAGCGCCTCATTACGCGCACTGGCTTTCTTCACCCATTCGCGCGTCGGGAAGCCTGAACGGTTGTAGCGCAGCACCTGCTTCTCAGCAGTCAACTGCTCGAAATACTCAGAGGTGGCCTGCATGTGGAAGTGCAGGTAGCCAGCTCCGGCTTCGTTGTGCTTCAGCCTTCCGAACAGCGTGGTCTTGATCGTGTCGGTGCCGACCGAATAGAGCAATGCCCCACGCTTCAGCGTCTTGCCCTTGTAGTTCACGTCCACCTTGCTCGGCTTGCTGATCGGCGGCTTCGCCCGATGGCTCGCACCCTTGATCGCAATCACACCCTGCCGGCCGCGCTCACGCGCGTACTGATACACCTCAGCCGAATAGTGGCCGCCGCTATCAACTGCCACCACATCAGGTCGCAGCTTGCCGCCGCTGCTGTGCTCCCATTCCTTCAGCGCCAGCTCATCAAGCTGCTTCCATAGCTCCGGCCTGGATGGATCACCATAAATCTCCTGATGGTCGATCAGCCAACCCTCCTCCTCACGCCCCCATGCCCACACGCTGATCGCCAAGCGGTTGTCCTGCACGTCGACGCCAACCGTCAACGCCAAGCCACCCTCGGGAATCACGCCAGCCTCGTAGTGCTCGCACCGAGCCATCAATCCATCAGCGCTCACCTTGCTCGCATAGTCCTCCTCCCACGTCTCGCCCAGCACGGTGTTGACCCAGGTCTTCAGCCTCGGCGCATCACCCTTGCTGCGTAGGAAGTCCTCGACGATCTCCTCCCAGCTTTTCCATCCCAATGGGCTATAGAGCGAGGACAGATGGAAGCCTGCGGTCTTGCCATCTCCCGGAGCGGTCGCCATCCATCGTCCTGCTGTCAACATTTGAGTCTTATGAGACTCAGGGAATCGGCCGCCGCAGTGCTCGCACTCATACAGCACCGTGCTCGGTTCGTTGTCCTCCCATTTCAACTGCGCCCATTTCAGCCACTGCATCGATCCGCACAGCGGGCACGGAACGTGATACCGCCGTTGGTCACTCAGCAGAAACTCCGCCTCGATCCGACTGAACTCCTTCACGGTCGGCGTGCTTGTCATGAAGATCTTGCGCCTGCTAAACGTCGTGCTACGCCGCTCCGCCAGCGTCACCGGATCGCCCTCACCGTCCACATCGGTAGGGAATGCGTCCACCTCGTCAAGGAAGATGTGGCGACAAGGCGCAGACCGCAACCCAGTCGCGCTGTTGGCGCCCGTCAGGATCATCATCCCGCCTGGCCATTCCTTCGCGAACATCGTGTTGCCCGAGTCCCGGCTCCTAGCTGGCGCGATCTTCTCCGCCAAGCACGGCGTCTCGCTGATCAAACTCTCCAGCCGCTGCTTGCTCAAGCGCTTCGCCATGTCGACGGTCGGCTGAACCATCAGCATCGGTCCGCCAGCATGGGCGATCACATAGCCCAGGTAATTGCTTCCCGCTTCCGTCTTGCCAAGCTGCGCGCCAGCCATCAGCACCACCCGCTGCACAGTGCTGGTCGTGCTCAGCTCATCCATGATCTCCCGCAAATACGGCGTCCTGTCAGTCCGCCACGGTCCTGGCTCCGCCGATGCCTTCCCGCTCAGCATCCGATGCGTATCCGCCCACTGGCTCACCGTCAGCTCGGGCTCGAACTGCAATGCCTCAAGGCATCCCTGAATCAGATCGTCAATCGGTGCTGCCACTCAATCCCTCCAGCGCCTGGCCGATCTCCTTCAGCAGCAAAGCATGGATCGCAGCTTGATCAGTCTCGGCCGCCACGATCGGTGCCACACGATCCGGGATCGTGCGCAGCGCATCGCGCACACCCATGTGGACCTTCGCCAGCCGCATCTTCAGCTCCGCCTTGTCGACCAATTTCCCGCTGCGCTGCTTAAACTCCAGCTCGCTCAGCTTTGCCGCGAACGCTTCACGGATCGCACGGCTCCTAGCAAAGCTCGGCACCGCACGCTCATCCGCCTGCTGTCTCCGCAGGCTCTCATCCACTTGCGTGCCCGGTGATGCACCACCACGGTCAGGTGCCTTCACCGATGCAATCTCACGATCCAAGGCCTGCGGATCCGAGATCACATAGCTCCGCCCCTCACGCTTGATCTGCGTCAGCCGCCCAGTCTGCGCCCATCGTGCCAGCGTCTGGTAGCTCTTACCCCTGCTCTCCGCATACTCCCGCAGGTTCATGCGGGATCCTCAGGAAATAGCTCGCCAGTTGCCTCCAGTGTGGCGCGCTTGCCGGTGAACGCTTGCCAGCGTTTCACGATCACATCGCAGTAGCGGGGATCCAGTTCCATCAGGCGCGCCTGTCGGCCGGTCTTCTCGCAGGCGATGGCAGTGGTGCCCGAGCCCCCGAAGAGGTCCAGTACCACGCTTTTGCGCTTGGAGCTGTTCTCGACCTGGTATTGAAACAACTCAACAGGTTTCATGGTCGGGTGCTCGCCGTTGCGGCTTGGCCGGTTGAAGTCCAACACGGTTGTCTGCGAACGGTCGCTGCCCCAGTAGTGCCCAGCGCCCTCCTTCCACCCGTAGAGGCACGGCTCGTGCTTCCAGTGGTAGTCCTGCCGGCCCATCACCAGGCTGTTCTTGTTCCAGATCAGGCACTGCCGCACCTGCCAGCCCACATCCCGCGCAGCGCCACGAAAGTTGTAGCCCTCGGAGTCGGCGTGCCAGATGTAGAACACGGCACCAGGGTGCATCACCAGATCAGCGGCTGTGTAGACGTCACGCAAGAACTGGCGGAAGTCTTCATCGCTCATTGAATCGTTCTCAATAACCAAGCCACCTTGCTTCTTGCGCTCTTCTGGAGAGAGGCTGTGGTTGCCGCCCACGACGGCCACGTTGTAGGGCGGGTCGGTCAGCAGCAGGTCTGCCTTGCCGCCAGCCATCAACCGCTCCACCTCCGTCAGTGATGTGCTATCGCCGCACATCAACCGATGCTTTCCCAGCAGCCACACATCCCCAGGCTTCGTGATCGGCTCCGCTGGCACCTCAGGCACCGCCTCGTCATCCGCATCTTCCGGCGGCAACTCCTCCACCTCCGGCAGCAGATCCTCCAGCTCCTCATCGCTGAAGCCAATCACGCTCAGATCGAAGTCATCCGCTACCAAGTCCTGCAGCTCAGTACGCAGCAACTCAAGATCCCAGCCAGCATTCAGCGCCAACTGGTTGTCAGCCAGCACATACGCGCGGCGCTGCCGATCACTCAGGTAATCCAGCACCACCACCGGCACGGTGCTCAGGCCAAGCTCACGCGCTGCCTGCAGTCGACCATGGCCAGCAATGATCCCATCCCCTGAATCAACCAAGATCGGGTTGGTAAAACCAAACTCCACGATCGACGCAGCGATCTGCGCCACCTGTTCCGCGCTATGCGTCCTTGCGTTTCGTTCGTATGGCTTAAGTCGATCTAAAGGCCACAGTTCGATCCTCTGCGCCATCTGAATTGACAGCTTTGGTTCGTCAGTCATGGCTTATTGCGAATGCGTCTCATTAAACCAGTTCAGGAACTCTAGCGCTAGCCAAAGCTTGCGCGCTTGTACGACC